TAAAGCGGGTACAACGGTCAGCCATGCCATGAACTTTATGAACACCCACATGACTTTGAAGCTGAACCGCAAAGTCTTTCCTATCCGTTCCACCATTACGATGAACAGGAATGTTAAAACATCAGGCATAGGCTACCTCCTTATTCCGTGATGGTTCGTTCCTCACCAGTGGTCTTGTCACGAACTACCAGTTCACAATCCATGCTGGACAAGAACTTCACAAGGGTAGAGGTTTTCATATCACGATTAAGAGAACCGCTTACTGCGGATTGGCTTTTCAGATTAAGCATGGTAGTCAAATCCCCCTGGGTCAATTTCTTTTGTCCCATGATGGATTTTACAATTTCACTGGCTTTCATAAGGCTTTACCTCCTTGTTATCGTGTTTACACTATAACACGATTATGAGAAGTTGTCAAGAGCCTTTTTATATTTTGCGGATTTTTCAGAGTAGGGTTAGTAGGGTATTTTCGATTTTTGCTACAACTTCTCTTATAGAGGGGTCTACTAAGGAAAATTATATGCAAAATGAAGATTTACCCTACTTGCCCTACTGGATGAACCAAACTTTTTTTTATTTTTGCGGAACTTTCGGGGGTCACCCGCCCCAGCCTGCCGGGGGGGTCAAATCCCCCGCAGGGGGTCAGCCCAGGCCGCAGGCGCAGCCGGGGACGCTCCCGCCCAGGGTTTACACGTCCCGCAAAAAAAATATCGTGTAAACACGATAAAGTCATTGACATTATCGTGTAATCGTGATACAATGTAATCACGATAGGAAGCAACCCGGCCAGCGTTGGCCGTCAATGCTTCACCATTCAAGAATGATTATTTATGCAGGAGGTAAACACCATGAGCATTTACGAAAGAATGACCCAGGAATTAAACGCCACGAAAGACCGTAGCGCATGGGGTAGAGGGGTAAACGCCTATGCCCTGGAACTGGTGGAAGGGTTGGAAGAAGCCGCAGCCTATAACGGCCATGACCCGCAGCCGGGTACACAGTGCCGGGAATGGCTCTTGAACGGTGCCAGCGATTGGAACCAATATAGCTGGGGCGGTTCGGCTCTCATTTATGACGGTGACATAGCCGAAAGACTGTGTAACCCGTCCGAACTGAAAAAGACCCGCCACGGGGAGCGCAGACCTAACAGCCGTGAGGAATGGCTTGATGTTCAAGCCCGTGCATTATTCCAGGCTTGCAACCGTGTAACTCGCTTGTATCGTAGAATTGTAGAGGAGGGCTAAACCATGACAGCAAAACAGTATTGCCAGACCCACGAAAGCACCGCTTATTATAGCGGCCTGCATGGGCTTGAAATCAAGGGTATTGAATACGGTATCAATGATTATGTTTATTGTGTATCGGGTGCATGGGGTAGTCTCCGCTTGCAGGGGTTCCACCGTGTCAAGGTGAACTATACCAGGGCAGGCCGGGCATTTATCCGGGTGCATGGGTACACAATCCACCTTGACGAGTGTATTAGAATGGGGGTTTGAACATGAGTTTATACACCGAACTTTTACAAACGTTAGGCCAGTATTCCGCAGCCGTGGACACGGGCGCAGCTACCCACAGCGATTTTATAGAGTTCCAGCGGTTGGAGGTACGTATAACACGGGCATATCAAAACGGCTATTATAAACACCCAGAGTATAGAACCCTGATAGCCTGCTACCAATACATCAAAGCCGGGTTCCGTGTTATCCTGGGTTTAGACCGATAGCAACACAGCCCCGGCACTATGCCGGGGCTTTATTATTTGAGGAGGTACAGCCATTGAAACGAGTATATAAAACGCCAGCCGGGGACGTGCAGACGCTTTACAAGGATATGTTAAAACAGCCCCATTTACTAATAGCAGGGGCAACGGGCAGCGGTAAAAGCGTTGTAATTAACGGCCTAATTTATACAGCCCTATTTGATAGCCCCGCCCAGGTACAGCTTATTTTAATAGACCCTAAACGGGTTGAATTAGTGGACTATAAACCGCTACCCCATACAATACAATACGCCAGTGAACCGGGGGAAATGGTGGAAGCCTTGAAAAAGGGCATAGAGATAACAGAAACCCGCTACAGGGCTATGCAACGGGAACGGGTGAAGAAGTACACCGGGGGAGCCGTGTATATTATCATTGACGAGTTAGCCGATTTAATGACCACAGATAAAAAGCACGTGCAGCCGCTTATACAGCGTTTAGCCCAGATAGGACGAGCCGCCAACGTGCATATCATAGCCGCTACACAATGCCCCCTTGCAAGTATCATTCCCACAGCTATAAAAGTAAACTTTGATAGCCGGGTTGCACTCCGTACCCGTTGCGCCCAGGATAGCCGCAATATTTTAGGCGTGAAGGGTTGCGAACTGCTACCCCGATACGGTCAAGGCTACTACATGACCCCGGAGGGCTTGACGCTCTATAAAATCCCCATGCAGCCCCAGGAGGACATAAACGCAATAATAGACCACTGGCAACGCCACAGCCGCCCACGGTGGACGCTGTAAAGCCTACAGCCCCGGTTAAATGCCGGGGCTTTTATTATGCCCAGAAACGCCCACAGCCGCCCAGGACGGGCGCAGGGGTACAGAGTCCCGCCCACGGCAGCAGGCCAGCTACAGCCCCGCAGGGCATAAAGAAACCCCAGCGCAGCCCGTAGGCCGTGCCGGGGTTGTTTTGTGTATGGTTAGTCCTGGGGGCTTTCTGCCCCTTCTGCGCTTTCTGGGCTTTCTGCAAAAGTTCCTTCTGTACCTTCTGGAAGTCCTTCTGTGACTCCATAGGTATTTTCAAGATACTTCTGTTTGAGTGCTTCTGCGTCCTTCTGCTCTCCCAGGGGGTTTGTGTTAGGAGTCAAGACAACTTCCTGCTGGTCTTTCATGCCGTCATAGTTCTTCTGCCAGAAGATACCAGTAACAGGGTTGACCTTGCCATCCTCCATGAGTCCTTCACGATACATGGCGCAAACCTTCTGCACTTTTTTTATGAAGTTGGTACGCTCTGGGTTCCCTAAAACCCTATTGACCCATTCAAAAGCCTGTGACTTGTCAATACCAATAGCAGCATACGCAGCCATATTGCCTACCTTCATATCCCACAAGGCACACAATTCAAGATACCGTGCAAACCTTCTCTCCATTTCCTCCACATCGTTAATGTCAAGGGGTTCTGTAGGAAGAATAGCCTGCATGAACTGTATCCTTCTGGTATTGTAGCCCATAGGCAAATCAGGGTTATTGTCCCGGATGACGGGAGAACTGTCAGACGGCTTACTGCCCAGTTCTGCTTTCTTCCTGGGTGTCAGGTCTTTCGCTCCTTGTGTTCTGGCCATCCTTCTTCACCGCCTTTCCCTTCTGGGGCTTCTTCTGCGCCCTTTCTGCCTTTTCCTTCTGTTCTCTGTGATACCTTTCTACGTAGCTTTCGTTTTTCATCGTAGACAACTCCTTTCTGTCATTCCCAGTAGGGCAAGTAGGGTAAAATCGAATTTTACTATAACTTTTCTATAGTACGCGCGTACTAAGAGAAATTATAGGGAAAAAGCTGATTTACCCTACTAACCCTACTCAATTTACCTTCAAACCAACGCCACGGAACACGGCCACGCCACTTGTCACGCCTTTTTCATCGTACCATTCCGGGTGTGCGGTCACTTCTGCATTGAACTTCTTCATGCTGCACGTGTAATATCCGTTGCTCTTGCACCAGATTTTGTATGCGTCATAGAGAGTCTTTGCACGGGTGCTTTCTTCTTTGCGCTCACACTTCTCCTCCAAGAACTGCAACACAAGGTCATTGTCTTTCTCATAAGCCTTGATGACCTTCTGCATTTCGGTAGGCATTTTCAAACCAAACCTTCTGTACTTGAAGTAGCCAGCCACTAACCATGTAAAGATACCCTTCATGGCTTCTGGGCTTTCAAAGAAGTCTTTCAGTCCTTTGTCCTGCTCCTCGTCTGTGAAGTGACGGTTGAACTCAATCACTCGCACACGGTCAGACGCAAACAGGCTCTTGTCACGGACTGACGGCAGGTCATTACAGGACAGCCACATGGTAAACTGCGGCTTGTAGGTGATAGATGACTGATACAGTTCACGGGCAGTAATGTCCTCACCACCTGTGTACTGCTTTATCACAGCTTCATCCAGTTTACCCGCCGTGTCGGACTCACTCATGGTCACAAACCTTCTGCCCTTTAGCTTCGCCAAGACAGAGGAAGGTGCTTCTGCGTTCTTCTGCCTTTCTGCACGGCAGATAAGTTCAACCGGGGCAACGGTAGAGTAGTCACCTAACAGGTGCTGGATAGCGTCAAGCAGCGTGGACTTTCCGTTTCTGGTAGTCTTGCCGTGGAGGATGAACATACATTCTTCTTTGCTGGTTCCCAGAATGGAATACCCCAAAGCCCTCTGCAAATACTCTGCCTTGTCCTTGTTCTCCTGGGTGACTTCTGTGATGAACTTCTCCCAGCGTTCACAGCGCACGTCCTGTAAGCTGTATTCAAAGTTGGTCTGCATGGTGAGAAAGTCATCCCATTTATGTTCACGGAAAGTCATAGACTCTAAGTCATAGGTTCCGTTCAGGCAGTTCACAAGGAACGGGTGAGTGTCAAACTCACGGGCTTCAATTCGCAGGTTATCCGCAGCGTCCTTCATCAGTCTGTCACGGAACCTTCTGTCACCCATCTTCGCAACGAATGACATATACTGCTTGCGCTTTTCTTCGTCACCAATCTCACCGCAGTACAAAGCCATCAGGCGCACAAACTCTTTTATCTTCGTGCTGACCAGCAACGAACTAACGTCCTTCTGCCAGCGGCCACCCTCATAGGTGAACCAGGATTTAGCTTCTGGGCAGTAGCGGGTGTCTTTCTTGTAGCACTCCGCAAACAGGTCAGCCATACCCGCTTCGTCCCAGCTATACCCAGTGCTGTCCTCCTGATAGGGCAGTTCCGGGTGGACGCTCTTAATGTAGAACATCTTCTCGCTGATTTCTTCTGACGTGATATACCGTCCGTTTGAGAGTTGGAACAATTCATCTGTCATTCCCTCTTTACCTCCTTTCTGGAATACCCAACGCTCTTTCTGTAGTGGAGAAAGTGAAACGCTTTCCGCACTTCTCGCAGGTTTCCGTGATATACACCCGGCCTTTGCCATCACAAATAACACGGGTGTTCATAGGATGGAACCTATGTCTGCATAACTTCTGCCTGACCTCACGCAGCTTGAACCTGATAATGTACCAGATGGACGCAAGGTACGGGTGTTTCTGTTGATATGGCATAGCGGTCACACTCTCTTATTTCATGCGTCAATCACACTCTGAACTGCATGGGTAGGTTTCTGATAGGACAGCGTGTCCACGCAAGACTTACTTCGCGCTCTGCATTTCAGACATAATACACGGACTCCACCGCCATCCTCTGACACAAATAGTGTAGCCTGTCCACCACAGAAGGGGCAGGGTTTCAGTTCTTCCATAGTTTAGCCCTCCTTACACATTATGGTTCAGGTGATTGTGGATACGCTCAATCTTTTTGCGGTCAAGGCGGGGTTTCGCCAAGGCTTCTGCAAGGGAATTGAGGGTATCGACCAGCAGATTGTGATAGCCGTCAGCGATTTTCTCCCAGTCATCTCCATCCAGTTCAGGGTGAATGACTTCCTCATAGAGTTCTTCGCAGTCACGGCCAAGGTGTTCACGGATAATCTTCTGTAGCTTATCCTGTTCGGTTTCCCCGGCAAAGATATACTCCGTGGAACCGTTATTGAGATACAGCGTTCTTGCCATAGTGACTACCCCCTGTTCCGCAGCATGAGGGCAGTGTACAACAGACACGCACCAATCCACTGTAGGCTTGTGGGGTTGTCACCCTTGCTGACGATATTCACAATCAGACTTCCCAGCGCACCAATCACCATGAGTGCGGGAAAGAGTACCTTCAAAGTTTCCATGTTATCCCTCCATTACTCTCAATCTGTGAACCAGTTCCGCAACCGTCCACTTGCCCACGCCACCGGGAACGGGAGTACAGATACCGCCGTTCTGTTCAACCGTGGCCTTTGCCCAGGGTGACACATCACCGCACAGCTTTCCTTCTGCGTCACGGTTGATACCTACGTCAATGACGATTTTGGGTGTATGGGTGTTGACGTAATCATACGGAACCACGCCTGGTTTCCCAACCGCAGACACGATAATGTCAGCGGTATAGCAGAGTTGCCGTCTTTGCCATTCTTCGGTCTTGCTATTGCAGACGGTGACCGTAGCCCCTGCGTCAATCATCAGCACGGCCAGCGGTTTCCCTACCAGGTCAGACCGTCCAAGGATGGTGACACGCTTACCTGCAAGGTCAATCTTCTGCTCCTCATTCAGCCAGCGCATGATAGCACTGGGAGTCAGCGGAACCAGTCTACCGTCAGGGTTCAGACCGTCAATGTCCTTCTGCCACGGGATATACCGCAGAACCATTTCCTTGTCGATACGGTCAGGAAGGGGAAGCTGCACCATGATAGCCTTGCAGTCCACACGGTTGTCCACTTCCCAGATAGCGTCCAGCACGTCCAGTGTGTCACAATCTTCTGGGAGGTTGATGACTTCTGCGGTCATCCCGGCTTGCTCCACGGCCTTGACTTTGTTTCGGATATATCGGTCAGACGCTTCTACGTGTCCGACCTGAATGATAGCCAGCATAGTTTACACCTCACTACTCTTTTCACATTGACCCATGCAGTTGTGTAAATGTTCGCAGCCGTGACAAGCGCAGTCCGAACAAGAGAAGTAATCTTCACTCTCAAAAGGGTCTTTCTGTGCAGCGATTTCCGGGATTTTACACCCTTCGCATAAATCAAATCCGTTCATGCTTACCTCCTGTATTTAGCTACACTGTCACAAATCGTCTGTACTTCCCGTTCAGGGAGAGGGGGCTTGCAACAGTTCTGATTGACATAGCAGAGTTCCGTATAAATCTGCTGCTTCGTGTAACCTGTGTTCCACATGGCTCCCGCAAGGGAGGTCAGGGACAGATTACGTCCCCCGGACACGATTTCTGGATAGTCAGGTCTGACGTAGACCGTAGTACCTTCGGGTTTACGGAACTCCGGGGAGTATATCTTCTGCACCAGTTTATTTCCGCTTGTGCGTTCCGCTTCGGGGAAATACTTCTGGACTACGTAATCAATGGCTTCCTGGTTCTCTATGATTTCAGGGAAGATAAGTACCTTGCCCGTCATAATGAAGAACCTTCTGGCCTTGTAAATCTCCACACCTTTCAGGTTGTTTCGCCCTGCAAAGGGGAGGTTGCCCCGCAGCAGAATGTGAACGCCACGTCCACTGCGGGACTTCTCCGTGTAGGAACCGCAGGCTTTCATAATATCCGCACAGAGAGGGGTCATAAGACCGTCCTCAAATCCTGTGTCAATATCAATACCCACGATACCATTGTCAGCGAATACGAACCCAAGATGGTCATAGTGGCCGTCCTCTACGGCTCTTTCTGCCTGGTCAAAAGTTCCCCAAGTGTCAGAGTCGATAGAGGACGCAGCCTTACGCTCAAAGGATTTCATGGGGATTTTGGAACTGTCCCAGGCACACACCCATTGATTTAATTGTTTAAGTTCTTGCGGTATTCTGGAATAGTCCATCCCTCTGTATCCTCCTTATCCTGTAATGAGTTCACTGTACGGAAGCCCTTCAATCCACTCGCAAAGAGTGTGCCACTCGTCCAGCTTGTGGTTCTTTCGGGCATGGTACATATTCTTCAAGACCTGATAGTTCACCTGAACCGTGCGCTTCTGATTGTAGCTGGACGGCAGAAGCTGAATGAGTTGCCACCATACGTCCTTCCTGCAAGTAATCTGCGGGTCAAGGGAGGACAGAGGGTAGTTATCATAGTTCACAAAGATTTCCCGTGCGTCATTGAGTGCGTCAATGGTCTGCAACAGTAGACCAACAGCACTGTCAATCAGGTGTTCATGGGAAAAGTCATCAAGGGTGAACTCCTTCGCATGGATTTTGTGCATGGTGGAACAGGAGTCAGCCACGGTTCCAACCTTGTAGGTGTCGAACTCCTTCCACCAGTAAAACGGGGCAGTCAGGTCAACGGTGACGGTAATCATCCGCAGGAACTTCCCGTGGTCAGTCCCGGCAGCGGCCAGGGTTTTCATCAAGGCAAGGTCATTCTCACCGATTTCGGGAACATAGTCTGCGGGAGGGGTATACACAGGGAGAAATGTGCTGTCACTCTTATCCCAAGAGTTCTTCGGGTTTCTCATGCCCCGGACTGCGGCTTCCCAGCCGTAGGTTTCAGTTTTCTCAATCGTTATCATTGTTATCTGCACCGTCCCTTCTGCGGATTTTCATATAGAGTTTGTATTCAAGACCCTGCATTTCAGCGGCCTTGTGGAGGGCTTTCTTCTTCGTAGTGTACTTGCGGGTCAGCGGGGTCTTTTCATCACCCACACGGCACACATAGTACTGACTACTGCCCTTTTCTTTTGCAACGGTATATTCAAGTGCCATCTTTGCGGCTTCCTCCTTCAAACGGGTCATCAGGTAGTCAGCGTTCATATCAGTCAGAGTCCGATACCACTCTGAATGAAAGAACTTCTCCAACTCCTGAATGTTGCTATCCCTACTGGGGGGGGTAAACCCCGCCAGTAAGTCAAAATAGTCCTGCGCCGCCTGCTTCACAACGGCATTGGCTAAGTTCTGATACATCACATGGACTTCCGTTCCGCAATTTCAGCCATCTTCGCAGCGTTCAAACGGGTATCGCCGTGAACTCTGCTGTAGGACAGATAGCCGTTCATGCGGTCAATCTTTGTGAGATTGGTAGACCCGCACTTCGGGCAAACGTCCATTTCAAGCTGCTCATAGCCGCAGTCCTCGCAGTAGGCCAGGGAGAGGTTCACACCTTCATAGAAGCCCTTCTGCATAGCACGGCGCACCAGAGTACGGATAGCGTCAAGGTTGTAGCCGATAGGATAGCGCACATACTGGATTTTGCCACCGTTGCACAAATCCCAGAAGCGTCCTTCCAAGTCCTGCTTCTCAATGGGAGTCAGTTCTTCGGTCACATGGCAGTGGAAAGAGTTGGATACATAGGGACGGTCACTGACGTTCTCAATGATACCGTACTTCTTGCGGAACTGCTCAATCTGCAAACCGCAAAGGCTTTCTGCGGGAGTGCCGTAGATAGCATACAGCCAACCGTCAGCGGCCTTGTACTCTGCGACACGCTTATTGATATGCTCCATGACTTCCAGTGCAAAGGCTCCGTCCTCTGCAATAGACTTGCCGTTGTACAGTTCCTGCAACTCATTAAGGGCAGTGATACCGAAAGAGGAAGTCATAGGCTTCAACAGGGGCTTGATTTTGTCAGACGGTTTCAGGTGACCGCCGTACAGTCCACCTTCGCAGAACTGGATAGGGTTCACACTGGCTCTCATTTCGCCCAGATAGTCATAGGTTCTCTTGTGGATACCCCTAATCATTTCCAGGTAGTAGTCAAGCACTTCGTAGAAGTCCCGGTTTTCCTGTCTGGCCTTTGCCAAAATCATAGGCAGGTGCAGGCTTACGGCTCCCACATTGAAGCGGCCTACGAACACAGGCTTGTCATCCTCGTCAGCCGGGGTCATACCGCCACGCTCAAACCAGGGAGAGAGGAACGCACGGCAACCCATAGGAGATACCACACGTCCGTACTTCTTGTACATACTGGCTACATAGCCGTCACCCGTGAGGGACAGCCAATCAGGGTACATGGTCTTTGCGCTGCACTGGATACCAGCTTCGTACACGTCCTCATTGATACAGCCCTCACCGTGAAGGTTCTCGTCATAGAGGAATACCAGTTTGGGGAACAGGACGGGCTTCTTCTGTCCCGGCTTGCCCTGACCATTCTGGTGTACACGCAGGAAGGTCTTTGCGGCCATCTTGCCAAAGGTATCCGTAGCCAGACCAAAGGTCATCGTGATAAACGGATAGTCACCACGGGAACTGCCTACGGTATTCAGCTTCATTTCGATACCCTGGAAGCCCTGCTCAAAGTCACGCTGAACCTTGTTCATGGCGTAGTCCTTGCTCAAACGCTCTGCGGTATAGTAGTCTGCGCCCAGTTTGAACGCCGTGTCCATATACTCCTCACAGTACTTGTCAAAAGACTTGACTGCGTAAGGAGAGAGGATTTTATCAACCTCCGGGACAGTGAAGCCGCCGTACTGCTGTGAAGCGGTAGCAAGGATAATGTCACCCAGTACGTCAAACGCCGTGTCAAGGGACTTCGGCTCGTTGTACCAGACATTACCCATTTCAAAGCCGCCCTCCATCACGTGACCCACATCACACAGGCAGCAGTTGATGGTATCCAGACGGGCAGACTGGTCATGGATATAGATGTATCCATCCTTGCAAGCCTGCAACTCGTCACGGGTCATAAAGAACTTGCGGTACAGACGCTTGTTCAGTTCGTTAAAGATAAGGCAGCGTTTGGTAGCCACCAGCGCAGAGTCGGTGTTTGCGTTCTCCTTATCACCAATAAAGCGAATGGACTGACTCTTGATGTAAACCTCGTCCATCAGGTGAACAAAGTCCTTCTTGTAGTTACGGTAGTCCTTGTAGGACTTCGCAACCTGCGGATTGAAGTTCTCCAAGACCTGTTCCATAATGTTGTGCATTTCGGACACGGGGATTTCCACCATCCCTTTATCCTCAATCATTTTGATAACTGCGGCCACAATCTCACTGAACTCTGCGTCACTGATAGTGACCATGACACGGGAAGCAGACTTCGTGACAGCGTTGATGATTTTCTGGCTGTCAAAGGCTTCCAGTGTACCGTCCTTCTTAATGACTTTCATAGAGCATGACCCTCCCTTCCTTGAATGTGTTTTGTACGTCAATGACTCTCTGATTGGTGCTACCCGCCCAGGGATAGTTCACATCAAGCAGGTCAGCCACAAACTCACCGTCCACCAGAACGTCAACGGATTTCATCATTTCGGTCAACTGGTCATCGGTCATAATCTGCTCCCACAGGTAGCCAGTGTACAGCCACACGGTCTTACCGGGGAACTTCGCCTTGACCTCTTTGAGAAGGTCAGCGATTTCGGCACGATTGCCGGGATACAACGGGTCACCGCCAGAGAGAGTGATACCCGATACATAGTCATGGTCTAAATCACGGAACAGTTCAGCTTTTGCCTTTTCGTCAAAGGGGAGTCCGTCATCAGGGTTCCATGTCACGGGGTTCTGACAGCCCTTGCAGTGGTGTTCACACCCTGCAACCCAAAGGACTACCCGCAGTCCGTCCCCGTTGCTCAAATCGTCAGTGGTGATATTGTGGTAGTTCATCACACATCACCTTCTTGTCTGTTTGCAGACAGGTTCACATCAAACCCTTCCGGGTAACGGGCTTTCAGCTTATCCACATTCATCTGCATAATCTTGTCCATGTCCCATCCGAAAGAGTGACAAATCATGGCGATATACCACAGAATGTCACCTACCTCCTTCTGGGCATGGTCAACGTCCAGGGGCTTTTCGTGGAAAATCCACTTTTTCACCATGTCATTGAACTCGCCAGCTTCCCCGGACAGACCCAAACAGCCGTTCAGGATACCGCCAAGGTCATACTTCTCACAGGGCTTATCGGCCTTTGCCTGTCTGAAAAAGTCAATCATATCGTACTTGTCCAGCAGACGTTCCGTAGCCTTGCCATCGTTGGTACGCATGGCTAAATCCTGATATGTTTTACCGTTCATGGCTTGCTTCCTCCTTTTCTTCCAGATATTTGTAAATCGTAGCGGCTACTCCTGTGATAAATCCAACGCCGAACACAAGGAACAGCAGGAACAGAATGATAGCCGCACCAATGAGATACTTCATATCGCAGCCCTCCTTAAATCCCTCTCACACGGGACGCAATCATGTCAGCCGTATGGGTGTAAAGGACGTTGGGGTAGGCTTCAATAGCCGCACCCAGGTTGTTCCAGTTCTCCTTATCGTCATAGGCTCCCATGTGCCAGCGGATACAGAGGATTTCTTCTGCGGTCATGTCAGGCACAA